CGGCCTGGCCGAGCCCGGCGAGGATCGTGGGAATCACGTTCGTGACCGCACCACGGATCAGGCCGAAGATGGTGTCCCACGCGCCGTCGACGATCTCCTTGATGGCGTTCCAGGCATCACCCCATTTGCCAGTGAACACCGCTTTGATGAGATCGAAGATGCCTTTGATCGTCTCGAACGCGCCGCGGAACACTTCGACGATGGTGGCCCAGCCCTCCCGGGCGAACGAGGTGAGATCGTCGCCAAAGACCCGCCAGATGCCACGGATGAAGTTGACGCCGGCTCCGACGACCGCCTGGATAGCCCCGAAGGCAGCGGCGACCACGTCTTTGAGCTGGTTGACGGCGTTGCGGAATGTTTCGCTGTTCTGATAGGCGTAGCTCAGGCCGGCGGCGAGAGCGGCCAGCCCTCCGACGATCAGGACGAACGGTGAGAACAGACCGGCGATGGCGCCGGCCAGCGCCACGACAGCGCCGAGGAGGACGGCGCCGGCGATGACGGCCAGGCCCGCCAGGATCGGCGTGAGGTTGTTCTGAATGAAGCTCCATACCCGCTGGAGGACAGGCAGGACGTTGGCCTGAAGGAAGTCCCACACCTGACGGAGCGTCTCACCGACCTTCGACATCGCCCCGGCGAACCCGCCGGAGGCGGACTGGCCGCCGATCTGGAAGGCAGAGGTCAGGGCGGCCACACCGAGCTTGAGTGTGGTGAACAGCGGTTGTACGGCGTCGAGCGCCCTCGGCACGTCGTGGCCCACGAGCGTGGCGAAGTGGGTGATGATCGGGACGAGCTTGCCGCCGACGTCTTCCATGAAGTTGCCGACGATCACCTTGAGTTTGTTGATCGACCCGGCGAACGTGTCGCCGGCCGCTTTGGCTGACCCGCCGAATTCGGTGTTCAGCTCTTTCAAGATGATCTTCTGGGCTTCCATGGTGTTGCCCGAATCGACCAGCGTCTGAATCTGCTTCTTCTGCGCGTCGGTGAACGACACCCCGACCCGTTGCAGGGCGGTGACGCCTTTGATGGGGTCGTTGAGGGCTTTGCCGAGCTGAATCGCCGACGTTTTGGTGTCCTGGCCGAGGGCGGTGGACATGTCAAGCATCGTTTTGGTGGCCTGGTCGAAAATGTCGTTGCCTTTGCCGACCCCGTTGCGGATGTTCGTGAAGGTGAGCAGCATGTTTTCGCCGGACTGGATCACTTCGTCGTCGGTGCCGGACAGCATCGACAGTGACCCGGCCAGATCGTTGACATGGTCGGCGGTGACCTTGGCTGCTCCGCCAGTCGACTTGAGCACCGCTTCGGTCTGGGAGGCGACTTCCTGCGATTCGGAGAACTGTTTTACGGCGGCGGCGCCGAACCCGACCAGGGCGGGAATCCCGACCATGGCCGCCGTCTTGGCCATGCCACCGATCGACGAACCGACTTTGCCCAAGGCTCCTTCGGCGTCACCGGCGGCCTTCTTGAGGTCGGAGATATCGCCGAGGAACTTGACCGTGACGGTTCCGGACCCGCGGGCCACCCGACTACCCGGCCTTGGCCTTGGCCGCCAGTTCTTTGAGGAACTGGACGAACGCCCGCCGCTCGACGAGGGTCAGCGACCGATACTCGTCGGGGCTGAGGCGATAGGCATAACAGATCGCGGCCATGGTTCTCAGCCGCCGGTCTCTTTTGGGTCGGTCGGCGCTTCGACCTTCACCGCGGTCACCCGCAGGGCACGGGCGTCGTCGAGGGTGAACGCCGGGTTGTCACGGTGTTTGATGACGTAGACCAGGGCGAGAAGCGTTTTGACTGACGGGGTGCCCTGGCCGAGCTCGCGCATCACGTCGCGGCCGACGATCTCTTCCATCGTCTCGACTTCGCCGAGGGTCAGCGTGTTGATGTCGAAGGCGAGTTCCTCGTCGTCGTGCGGGGCGGGCAGGTGCGCTACCGACATGTCATCTCACCACCCGGTCGATGAGCTGCTGGATCTGGTCTTCGTATTCCTTCACGGCCCGGTTCACGACCCGGTCGGCGGCGTCCCACAGGAACGGCCGGCCCTTGATGTTGCGGTTGGCCCGGCCGACGGTCGACCCGGTGCTGAAGTTGACGTTCCCGGCGCCTTCCCCCCAGTGGATCGCCGCCGCATAGGGAACCCGGGCCGGTGTGCCGGCCTTGCCGTAGGCGGCGGTCTGGGTGGCGGTGGCTTTGACCGACTGGCGGAGCTTCCCGGTCCGTACCGGCACCTCGGGCAGGGCGGCGTCGACGATCATCTGCGCCACGTTCTTGTTCGCCGACTTGAGCTGATCTTTGAGGAGGGTGTCGCCGAGGCGGCGGATGGCGGCCTGGACCTCTTTGAGGTTCACCACCTCGATGTCGAGCTTGTTGGCCATCAGGGCGTCGTGTCCGAGTTGAGGACGGCGACGGTGATGGCGGCGGCGTCGGAGGTGGCCGACACGGCTTTGAACGGGAGCTCCTGGCCGACGAGCTCATCACCACCGATCGACGGGGTGGTGCCGTCGTAGCGGACATTCATCGTGATCGTCGTCTGCGCCGCGGCGCCGGCGTTGAGGGTGACGACCAGCGCCGCTTCGGTGCCGTTGACGAACCGGTTGTAGGCGGTGAGGTCGACGAAGTCGGCGGTGAGGGTGCCGGTGATCGTGCGCCGTTTCGCCTCGAGCGGCTCCTTCGGGCGCTCAGGGGTGGTGGCCCGGATGAAATGCCGGTCGACGGCGAAGCCGTTGTCGATGCTGACGTTGGCCGAGATCACGTCGAACGCCGAGCCGGCGACGGTGAGCGAACCCTGGGTGAACACGAACGGGGTGAGCGTCGCCGGATAGGAGGCGGTCCCGAGCGTCTGCGAGGTGTCCTCGTGAGCGCCGTAGATCGACAGCTTGAGCATCGCCCAGTCGTTCGTTTTCAGGTCGAGCTCGGCCTGAGCGATCTTGCAGCCGAGGTAGGAGAACGCCTGGACCGTGCCGCTGATCGTCGGCCGGCCGATCTGGATCGACAGGGACTTACCGGTCAGGTCGCCGGGCGTGATCGTGTGCGTGTAGGGGCCGGTGCCTGAGTCGACGTTGGCGCCGAGGATGTGCTTCCAGATGAGCGCCATGCCCTGCGGGGCCAGCTCGAGCTCGATGTCGCCATTGACCCGCTGAATCCCCTGCGCCCAACGGTGCAGGATCCGCCGACCGGCCCGGATCCCGGCCGACTCGATCCGTTCCCGTTCAAGGTGGAGCGACTCGGTGTTGAACTCGGTGAACCGGGTCGGCGCCACGTAGGTGCCATAGGTGACTTCTTCGGCGAGGCCGAGCTGGCCGGCGAGGCCCGATGCGAGAGGCATTACTCCTCACCCTTCTTTCGCGACGTGACCTGCCAGTCCGTCGATTCCGCCAGTCGCTTGCCGATCCCGTCATCGACCTCGATGATCTCGCCGTGGCCGACGGTGATCCCGAGCTCGGGGATGTCCACGCCGTCCTCGTGTACTCCTACGTACTTTAAGCGCACGCTCGCCTCGCTCTCTCCCGATCCCGGTGGCAGGTGCGGCACTCCCGCTTTTTCGTTCCGGGCTTCCGATAAGTGTTTGCCTCGTCGTAGGGGTGCCCGCGCGGGCAATGGGTTCTGAGGGCCTCAGCGGAGACACGCCGACCCTTGGCGGTCATGTCTCGGATGTTGTCCGCCTGGGTCCCGAGGAAGAGGTGATCCGGTCGAACGCAGGCCGGGTTATCGCAGCGATGCAAGATCTTCAGATCGTCAGGCGGCGCCCCGTTATTCCAGAGTTCCCACGCGATCCGGTGCGTCAGCCGATTCCGGCCGCGCCACGACATCATCCCGTAACCCTGTCTGTGCTTGGATCCTTGCCATTCCCAGCAGCCATCCCCAACGAGGACGCGATCCCAGAGGCGGGTCGGATCATCGGTTCGGAAACTGGGATGCCCCTTGGGTCTACTCATGTCAGACGGGCCTCGCATTGGATACCGACGCGGATCCGGGCCACGTAGCCCCGTTTGGCGTCGTCGACGTAGACGCTCTGGTCGGCTTCGACGATGACGGCCCAGAACGGCTGTGTGAGGCCGAGCGTGGCGTCGTCGGCCAGTTGGTCCTCGACCTCGCCGGCGAGCGTCCAGGCCCGTTCTGAGGCCGTCTGGGCGGTCGGCCCGTCGCTGTTGACCTCAATCCACACGTCGAGGGTGTAGGTCTCGGTTCGGGTTCGCCGCCCGGCCCGGATCGTCGCCAGTTCGGCGGTGCCGCGACTGTCCCCGAGGAAGATCGTCTCACCCTGGAGTTCCTGGCCCGGATGGGTGTATTCGACCTGGACATCGGCGAGGCCGGGCCGGGCGGCAAGCAGCGTGACGAGCGCCGCCCGGACGGTCGGGACTGTCGATCGGGTGGCCACATCAGTAGATCCGTCCCAGGCCGGGCCGCCCCGGCGCGGCGGTCACCGATGCGACCCCGGGCACCCGGTGCGACCGGGCGTTCAGGATGGCGTCGACGTCGGGCAGGCCCGTCGGCCGGTTGAACCCGGCGGTAACGAGCTGGAACGTGCCGTCCGGCG